TCATTGAATCTTCAATTTTTGCCCAGGATATATTAAATCAGGATTTTCTAACTGATTAAGCTTAGCTAAGTCCTGATAAGTGGTATTAAACCGCATTGCTATTTCACTTAATACATCTCCGCTTTGCACAATGTAGAACTCCTCTTTAATTTCGTGAATATCGCCATCATTGATAAAGCACATGCCATTATTAATTAAATAAGGGTTATTTGTTCCTTCATAAATAGCGGTAATGATTCCCTCTTTTATATCCGGCACTAGTGCTTCACCCATTGGCGGCCAGCCGATTTTTGAAGTCGAAGAGGCATAGCAGCTTCCAAAGGTGACATAATCTCCGATTTTATATTTTGAGTAAAACGGAGTTGGATCAACAGACGGTTGTCCCACTTTAACATATTGATCCCAAGCTAGCCCATCCCCATAAAAAATATTACAATCCAAATTACCTTCATAACCGTCTAAACGACCGCAAGAAGTAAATTGCCACATCGCATAAAACGGCCAATGACAAATCGCAGGTTCGGCTCCTCTATTGGCTGAGTCATAATTATAAACCGGATCATATCCTTTATATTTTGCGACCCATAAGCCGTAGCCTGCTTTTGCCACATCCGTCCAATCATAAGCATTTACTACACTTTCAGACATATAAATCATTGGTTTTACATTCATTTTACTTTCAACGATTTGCAGCCATTTTAATGCCCATCCTACATCTTCAACGGCATCTTCCCAATCTAAAATAGGAATACCTTTTCCAAAATAGCCTTTTGTATGGTTGATAAAATAGTCAGCTTCTATTTCCGCTGAATACATACTGTTTCTGGCAAAATGATAAAAGCCGACCTTTTTATTTAGATCATTCGCTTTTTGAAAATGCAGATCACAGCAGGGGTTAATATAACCGACCCCTTCCGTAGCCTTAACAATTACAAAATCACAATTAATCCGGCTAAGATCCAACTTATCTTGCCAGCTTGAAATATCAATCCCCAATAAACTCATAAACACTCCTCCTTTTAATCATTTAAGATTTTTTGTAAAGTGACATACGCTTCTTTAATATACTTTATAATTGCCATCCCCACTGTTAAAAGAATGGTCGCTACAGAAATCACTTCGCTAAGATCATTTTGACTGAATCCCGTGATATTAACGAGTAAATCTACGGATATCACTAATAATAATGTACCAACTACTAAAACAACAAATTGTATTAATCCTTTTCTTAGCTTAATCCAGCTAAAATGCTGTTTAGCGTTCACAATATTTTGATATAAGCTTAATGTTGTGTTTGCCAGATAAGCCAAACCAAATACTCCATAAACGACTACTACTTGATGTAAATCCGCTATCATTATTTTTCCCACATACAACCTCCTATCGAATAGATAGATCTTTGATTTCTTCATCCATTTTTGTGATCATGCCATTACCGCCCAAATCATGATAAGCATTATACATCATGACCCAGTTTTCATAGGCATAACTTGGAATCTCCAACATTTCCATATAATGGTCATGGTATTGAATGAGCTGTACTCTTAATAAACAGCACAATGCTTCTTTAATGGCGCTTTCTTTTGTCAGGTTTACTTGTTTTCTATTTTCTCGCAAGCGCTTGTTGTCTTTATAGAGCTGTTGGATTAGAAAACTTAGAAGCCCAACCGAAAAACTCACTGCGCCTGTGATAAAGTAATTCATCGTTTTCCCTTCCTAAAACAAAAGGAATCGTTTAATCCGATTCCTTGTTTTGCTGTTCATATTCTTTTTGCATCGCTTCTTGATATTGCTGTTGTTCTTGTTTAATGGCTTCTTCGCTCATCAATGTTAATTCTCGATCTAAATCTTTAATAAGCATTTCTAATACCGTGACTGGTAATTCCTGTAATGCTGAATTTAATGCCGACATAATATTTTGTCTTGTTTCTTGAATAATAAAATTACTTCCTTTTTGTATCATAATTTTTTTGCTCCTTTTTATCCTGTTCTTCGCCAGATGTATATTGCGATATATAATGGGGAAATACTGTGAGTATGCCCTTGTCCGCCACCAACAGAAGTGGTATCTATACTACCTTGTGAGGTTGTGCCATTATGATAGGGCACTATATTTGAGCTACCTCCAGGCCAAGTCAATTCAACATCAAAAGAATGTCGATGTGGCGGTATTTGACTTATCGTCAATGCTGTTGATCCTGAGGTACTACTCCCCCCTGTAGCTCCACCACTATAGCTGCTGCCTGCTCCAATAATATAACGATTTTGTCCTACTAAAGACCACGTCCCACCTAAAAAAGTACTTGGATTCACATTATTGTAAGTTAAATATATAGAGTTCACCGGAAACATTTTTAGACGGTAATCTATTCCCCCAACAAATAAATTCTGATTAATATAGACATTGTTGTTAGGTAATACTGTTTGATTGCTTGAATTCATAGAAATGATTTCTCTTGGCGTTCCTCCTGTATCTTTAACTCTCAATCCTTGATTATTTGCAGCGACAAAATAGTTCTTACTCTCTATCATCCCTGATACTACTGTTGGTTTTCCTAATGTTATCTGTCCATTACTTGCTACTGTTCCTAAAGCAATCCCTGTCTTATCTTTTGTAATATTCATTGGTAATTCTGCTACGGCGATTGTTCCACTTATCGTTGTGCTTCCTAATAACTTATCTTGAACTGTCATCGTCAAATTATAGCTTTTCGAGATTGCATAGCTGTTTCCATACGTCACCCCTACTCCATTGACTGCATTACTGCTCACTGTTTCTGTCCCTATCTTGATTGTACTGCTGCTTACATTATTCCCCGCTATATTCGCAATCGTATAACTTGGTTTTATATAAATATAGGTTCCGCTTAATAAATCCTTTTTCCCTCCACTGTTTGACCGGTAGTACTCCCAACTGATCTGGGGCAAACTATATGCTGTATAAACAATTGCCTTTGTTACGGTAACACTTTGCCCTCGACTATCCGTTAACACTAAACTTGCCGTCATACTTCCTGTTTTATCTACGGTTCCAATTGTCACATTGCTCCCTGCACTCACATCATAACTTTTGCCATTGTAGCTCAGCTTAAAACTTCTTACTGTTGCTTTCTTCTTGAGACTATAAGTAGGAATTGTGATTACCAAAGAGGATTTATTCTGTATAATCATTTGATTATTACCTGTTACATTAGTCACCGCACTGTTTCCATCATAATAGGTTAAAGCGCCTAATGTTGGGATGAGGTTCGTTAAACTCCCTATCGCTGTCTTTTCATGACTGCCTATTGTATAACTGCCATAAGTCGTGGTTAACACTGCCGTAAAGGTTCCACTGGCACTATTCTTCATCGCTTCATATAAGGCGTTCATTTTACTGCTGTCTGAGACTGTCACACTATTACTGTAAGCTCCGCTATATAATACCAGACTCCCATATTTGATCGTTAAACTATGTCCATAGTAACTCCAATATGTGGTCTTGCTTAACGTAAAACTTACGCTATTATCTATACTCCCCACACTCATTCCACTTAATACACTTACTGACGGTTTCACAAAGGTTTTGATTGATTCAGAAGACTCTCCTAGTTTTATTGAGCCGGAGTAGGTTTCGATCACAAACCCTAAATTAGCACTTGTCTTTCCATTCTTACATAAATAATCAGTGAGATATTTTTGTTTTTCTGCACTTAAAGTCTTACTTGCCCCAGAGGTGTAATTATTATAGGTTTCAAGAGCCACAACATTAGGAATGGATACCCTTAATTTATAATTAAAACTACTGGAATAGGAAGTAAATCCTACATTAAAGGTACTATAGATATTGGAATAACCGACAGAAGTAATAGGAGCTGCACGGGGAATGGTAGGACAGGTAAAAGATCCATTACTGCTGAGTGCGCCTACATAAGGAAGATTATCTGCATTATAGTAACATTGATAACTTAACGTTTTTGTTCCATCCGAATTATGGTAAACTCTAAAGTCTTTCGTAGTCAGATAAGTACGACTGCCGGTACCATAAGAACCGACACTGAAATCTTGTCTTTGTCCATCGACGACGATATATCCATATGTTGTATAATTATTCCAAGCTCCACCACTGTCTCGATCAAAGTAAAGATCCACTCGCACAATAGAATAGTTTTCTGTTGTACTTTGTGAAGTTGTATATACTGCTTGACTAAGCCAATAACTCATTATTTTTCCTCCTTTTTATAGAAAAAGAATCCCAGATGCGTGATTCTTCATAAATTTTATTATTTTAATTTTATGTAGTTCTACGCCAAATATATATTGCAATATACAATGGAGAGATACTATGTGTATGTCCTTGACTGCCACCAGTTGCATCCCCATTCTGAGAAGTTCCATAAGTTGTTGCAACACTTTTTCCACCACGAATCCATAATTCAGACAGACCATTTGTGGGAATACCCGAATCATTTGCAAACACCGCTGTTTTATGAGTATGACTTGGAATTTGATTAATTGTTAGAGTTGTTTGTCCTGAAACTCCACTCCCACCTGTTGCTCCACCCAAATAAGTATTTCCTGCACCAATAATATAGCGATTTTGACCTATTAAAGACCATGTTCCACCTAAAAAAGTTCCAGGGTTTATATTCGTATATGTAAAATAAACCGAATTAATTGGAAAAGCCTTATTTAATGTCAAAATCCTATCGCCATTAATATTGGCATTACCTGCTAACTCGAAATATTGAGTTCCTGCATACAATCGTAAAGATCGATTCGTCGTGCTATCATAAAAATCTATACCATAATGACGTTTCCCCGAATTATCTTTACCCACAATAACACTATGTTGACTATTGCTGTTATTGATGATTTGAGTTAATGCACCAACAGCAGGAGTATTCCAACTTCCACAATTAAAAGAACCAGAAGATATCATTTCTTTTTCCACTTTTAAACTACCAACTATCTCCGTGCTTTTTCCTAAACGTATTGTATTTTCTATTGCTTTTGTACCAAAAGCTATCCCTGTCTTATCTTTTGTAATATTCATTGGTAATTCTGCTACGGCGATTGTTCCACTTATCGTTGTGCTTCCTAATAACTTATCTTGAACTGTCATCGTCAAATTATAGCTTTTCGAGATTGCATAGCTGTTTCCATACGTCACCCCTACTCCATTGACTGCATTACTGCTCACTGTTTCTGTCCCTATCTTGATTGTACTGCTGCTTACATTATTCCCCGCTATATTCGCAATCGTATAACTTGGTTTTATATAAATATAGGTTCCGCTTAATAAATCCTTTTTCCCTCCACTGTTTGACCGGTAGTACTCCCAACTGATCTGGGGCAAACTATATGCTGTATAAACAATTGCCTTTGTTACGGTAACACTTTGCCCTCGACTATCCGTTAACACTAAACTTGCCGTCATACTTCCTGTTTTATCTACGGTTCCAATTGTCACATTGCTCCCTGCACTCACATCATAACTTTTGCCATTGTAGCTCAGCTTAAAACTTCTTACTGTTGCTTTCTTCTTGAGACTATAAGTAGGAATTGTGATTACCAAAGAGGATTTATTCTGTATAATCATTTGATTATTACCTGTTACATTAGTCACCGCACTGTTTCCATCATAATAGGTTAAAGCGCCTAATGTTGGGATGAGGTTCGTTAAACTCCCTATCGCTGTCTTTTCATGACTGCCTATTGTATAACTGCCATAAGTCGTGGTTAACACTGCCGTAAAGGTTCCACTGGCACTATTCTTCATCGCTTCATATAAGGCGTTCATTTTACTGCTGTCTGAGACTGTCACACTATTACTGTAAGCTCCGCTATATAATACCAGACTCCCATATTTGATCGTTAAACTATGTCCATAGTAACTCCAATATGTGGTCTTGCTTAACGTAAAACTTACGCTATTATCTATACTCCCCACACTCATTCCACTTAATACACTTACTGACGGTTTCACAAAGGTTTTGATTGATTCAGAAGACTCTCCTAGTTTTATTGAGCCGGAGTAGGTTTCGATCACAAACCCTAAATTAGCACTTGTCTTTCCATTCTTACATAAATAATCAGTGAGATATTTTTGTTTTTCTGCACTTAAAGTCTTACTTGCCCCAGAGGTGTAATTATTATAGGTTTCAAGAGCCACAACATTAGGAATGGATACCCTTAATTTATAATTAAAACTACTGGAATAGGAAGTAAATCCTACATTAAAGGTACTATAGATATTGGAATAACCGACAGAAGTAATAGGAGCTGCACGGGGAATGGTAGGACAGGTAAAAGATCCATTACTGCTGAGTGCGCCTACATAAGGAAGATTATCTGCATTATAGTAACATTGATAACTTAACGTTTTTGTTCCATCCGAATTATGGTAAACTCTAAAGTCTTTCGTAGTCAGATAAGTACGACTGCCGGTACCATAAGAACCGACACTGAAATCTTGTCTTTGTCCATCGACAATGATATATCCATACGTTGTATAATTATTCCAGGCCCCACCACTGTCTCGATCAAAGTAAAGATCCACTCGTACAATAGAATAGTTTTCTGTTGTACTTTGTGAAGTTGTATATATATTTGGACTTATCCAATAACTCATTGTTTTTCCTCCTTTCTTTCATTAAAGGAAGGCAAATAGCCTTCCTATTGTAAAACAAAACCAATATCATTATCATAACGTAAAGTATAATCCCCAATTTGCAGACTCTGTACAACCACTACCTGCTCAATATAAAGGCGCTTATTACTGATATATGCAACACGTGTTTTTCCATCATAAAAGCCTAATTCTGTATCCGATAAAATCATCTCAAAACTATTATCCGATTTACTAATATGAAGCCCTTGTTCATCAAACTTAAAGTAAGTTTTCATTTCATTCATCAATGCTTCATCCGATGCTAATCCAGAAGTAATTTCACTAATTTTCTCAATACTGAATTGAATATTTGTTGCATTCTGTTCTATCTTTGAAGAAACTTCTGACATTTGAGACCCAAGCTCTGATTCTACCCTCTCTACATTTTTTACAGTAGAATTAATCGCATTACTTAATATAGTAAAGTTTGCAGTGCTGCTTTTCTCCGTTGTTATATAGACATTTTCAGCCGTATCACGTAATGGCGTTTCATCATTTATCGGTGCCCATGATTTTAGAAAAGTATAATATTTTTTCAATTGCCCGGTATTGCTATCTAACCACAAACAAGATGTATCTGTTGGTTCACCGTCTTGTTCAAGAACAGTGCGATAGTCTTTCATTTTAGTCCAGACGAATGCGGATAAATCTGAATAAATCTTATTCCCATCCTCATCAATCGTATAGGGCGGCTCTTTTTCAATCTGCATATTTGCAATACCAATAAACTGTTTGCCTAATGGATTTGGACTTAATCCGTCACCTAAATCATTATCCGCATAATAAACCCAGGTATAGTAAATCTTATCTCCTATACTTACTTCTTCTTGATTTTGATAACTGGTAAATTCTATCGTCTTTGATATAGATGAATAATGATATTTTACAGACACTATATATCCTATTTTTTTTATTTCCGAAGTCATTTTATTTGTTGTTACCATTAAAACACCATCTTGCTGTATCTCCGTTTCATCTAACTCACCATTTATTTTCTGCCATACTATATCACAGTCTGATAAGGGAATTTGTTTATAATGATCCATAACTACTGGCGTTAAAACTAAATTCCCAGTTTCACTCCAATCTGGACTGTAAACGCCATTATCATACCCCTGATAATTTGGCTGATTAGTATTAATATAGACTTGAAGATTTGAAATATCCGTTTCATCAGTTACCAATGCATAATTACTCATACATGAACCATAGGGGGTCGTAGCAACACAATAAAAATTTGCATATAGAGCAATATCTTCGGAATTTATCTCAATTACTTTGTTATTCAGTTGAAGATCATCCCATTTAATATCTGCATCACGATTTTCACTTACTCGATGCCATTTTATAGATTCATTCCCCAATGTTGAGGTAATATCTTGACCATTTAAAATAATTTTGGCATTCAATGAAACAGATGGATTTTTATTTGTGATTGCAATCTGTGACTGTTCAATAGAAATATCAAGATTATCAACCTGAATATTCTCTATTGTTTTCTCAATATTCTCTATAGATGATACAATTTCACCTTTTATTTTATCTACTTTTAATTCAGTTCTAAGCAATTTACTTTCAATACTGCTTGCTATTGAATAATTGATTTCTGCTCGAGACAGCGCTGGTGATGAAATAAAGCTTGCCACACCACCATTAAAATCAATATTATGATTCATAATGACCGCATCAATCTCTTCTCTCTTATTTGTTTCAACCTTAACAATATCTCCCGGATCTAAATGAAATAAACCCTGGCTATTAATTGTAAGAGGCTGATAGGTAAAATCTTTTATTCGATTCCAAATAGGAAGACGTGTTTGAACTCTATCGATATCCAAAATCGGATTATTACTGATTTTCAACTCAAGTAGCCCATTTTTTTCAATACTTTCCGCATCTTGAATATAAACATTATCATTTTGCGGGTCACGAGCAAGAACTAAAGAGTTTATAGGTCCATAAGATTCAGTTAAAACAGGATATTCCAATTGGTTACTTATTCTAATATTAAAATCAACTGGACAAAACCATTTCAGTTCAAGTTGATTTTCACGATTAATATGAGCAAATGAACAAGATGCTTGCGCAACTGCTGATACAACATCAAAACATGTTGCTTCATAGCCGAAGAAAATCTCTTTATCTATAAGTATATCTTTATTAGGAAAATCTGATGTAAATAGTTCTACACCAGATTGAATACACACTTTTTCTAATAAATCCAACGCAGTAATAGGATAAACAATTTCAGAAGGATCAAATGGAATATTAAACAGCATTTTTGAGTCCATTATTTTATATTCATAATCACTTATTTTTTCATAGATAAAGAACTTTCCCAACGGAACATATTCATAATTATTATTACAGTACACTCCCATAAAAATATCGATAGACTTATTCTCTAATGACAAAACGGTTTTAACATCCAATTTGAGTATGCCGCTTTTTGCAATAAAAGTTCCTATAAAACTTTCTGTTTCTTCACTATAGATATTGTCATCCAGTGTTAACCCTTGAGGGTAATAAATTTTATTTTCATAAATAAAGTAGCACTTTATCTTTCGAGCATTATTTCTAATCGCTTTTTTAAATTCCTCTGAAACTAAATACATATTTAATCATACCTTTCATTAGAATTTAAAATAAATTCCATATTCTGATAATAATCCATTAGTCCTGGCATTAATGTCTTTTTAGGATCAATACAATAGCAATCTAATGTTTTATATTGATCTGTTTCACTATCAAGAAATCTAACATTAATATTTGGTTCTTTTAAAATATTTAAAATTTGCATCCCATCTTGTCGAGAGATTATTCCAAGTGTAACAGTAATACTCATAACACGCCCTAAAATATCACGGGTCATCGTTAAATTGGGTGTCCTACCTGAATTATCTCCATCTTGAATAGAAGCAAGATCATTAAAACTAACAATAGACTTAATTTCTTTATTGTTCAAGTATAGTAATGGTCTGTACATTTTTCTACCCTCCTATCATTTGTCTTTCTCTTTTAGCATTGTCTAATAAAACAGATAATTTTTTAGAATCAATATTGACTTTCAAATGAAGATTCTTAACTGCTTGGATTAATTCTTCAATAAGGGATATAAGTTGATCCAAGCCATCAAGTGACTGTCTACTTTGCTGCATTTTTAATGCTGTATTAATCATGTCCACCATTTTATCTTCTGGTGCAATAATTTCACCCTGATGGCGATTATCTCCAACAACTGCTAATTGAGGCTGATTTGCCTTAATATATCCTCCTTGAGCTAACAATGGTATTGCCGGTATATTTACTCTAAAAGATTGTCCACCTAAAAATGGTACCCAATCAGGAATATCAAAACCAAAACCATTAACATTGGAAATAGCACCATTAATAAGACTAATCACCGCATTAACGGGTATTTTAAAAATCCCTGAAATAGTTCCTACTACTCCTTCAAAAATTCCCACAATACCTTGCCATGCTTGTTCCCAGTCTCCACTAAATACCCCACTGACAAAATCAATAATTCCTTGAAGTATCCCTTTTACACCATCTAACGCTTCACTAATAGGAGAAGCAATACCTTTAATAACACTTACGACTGCTGTAAATACTACATCAAACTTAGCAAAGAATTTATCAACTAAAAATGATACTAAAACGCCTAATACACTCATGAACATATCAAAAATGGGTCTGGCAATATCCCAAAACCATTGAACGGCTCCTCTTATTCCATCAAAAACAGTCTTAAAAATTGGTAAAAAATGTTCCGCCAACACACCAATAACAATATTTGCAGCTTCCATAAACCCATTCAGATACCCGACAATCTTGTCTATAATCGGTATTGCTATTGCTAAAAGAGCATCCCATACTGTTGTAAAGTTGGGCAGGAAAATATTTAGTAACAAATCAATAAATGGAGCTACCGCATTATTCCAGATACTCAATACAAGTTCAATAATTTGTAAAACAAAGACAGAAACATTTTCAATCAGCACCGCCAAACCGTTATTCCATAAATACTCGAAACCAAGCATTACACTCTCAATCATCGGTTGAATTCCAACAGACCAAATCGTCTCTATGATCATAATAATATTACTAATTGCAACTTGTATATGTTCCGCAATGGCATCAAACATCCCATTCATTAATTCTCTAAAGCTTTCGCTTGTAGTATAAAGATATAAAAATCCGGCTGCTAATCCCATAATTGCAAGTAATGTTAGACCCACTGATGAAAATACAACATTAAATGCCGGAGTGAGTCCATTGATTAGTGTTGTCGATAAACTTTGCAATGTGGGAATTAATCCATTAGTGGTAATTGAAGTATAAAGGTTAAGAAGTTGATTACCAAAGGCTTGTATAGTTTCTGAATTCTTTATTGTATCGAAAGCACCTTGTACACCACTTATAGCATCTTTAAAATTATTAAACATCTCCTTAAAAGAATCAAAGTTTGCAATTAATGGGGCAAAACCATCGATAAAACCTTGAACTGGCTCTAAAATTGCTTCCAACTTCTCAAGAAGCATATCCTTTCCACTATCAAAAGGTCCAAGTAAAGTGGTCAGAATATTTTCTCCCGCAGTAAAGAAAGAATTAATATTACCCATAATCCCTGAAATGAGCCCCCCTGTTACTTTCTCTCCTGTATTTGTAAATTGTTCCTCGGGGATAGTATCAATAGCACTATTTATTGTCGTAGTAATATTCGTAGAAATTTCTCCGACATTGTTTGATAGATCCAACTGTCCAATAATGTCATTTTTTATGTCACCTAAATCAAGATGAATACTTCCTTCTAAATTAGATTGCAAAGACTGAGAAAATTCTGTAGCAAAAGTAGGAATTAGTTTTAATAATTGATCAAAGGATGTCATAATGCCATCAATATTCAAATTAGCATCTAAATGAATATCACCAAACTGGTTAAATAAATCCCCAATATTTGAATTTAATTGGATATCTACACTCGTTGGTAAATTCAATACTTCCTGTCTAATCGCAGCAAGCGTTAATTGAAACTGCTTTGCCTGTTCAATAGAGGGACTAAATTGAATCGATGGGCCCTTAATATCTCCTCCAGGTTTAAAATCTGGTGGAGTTGTTTCTTCAGCACTTCCAAAAGATAATTTATTGATAGTATCCACTTTTGCAAATGCTTTTTTAACTTTTTTAACAGTATTATCCGCAAGTTTCCCAGTATTTATGATTCCTATACTCATATTGCGATTCATCTGCGGAAACAACGTACTGACAATTCGTTCACTTCGTGCTAATGATTTTTCCAAATCTTGACATGATTTAACAAATGTGCTGACTTCTGTAATTTTAAGATTTGCTTTTGCTATTTTATTCATTTTTTGAAAATTTTTTTCAAAAATCTTAACCATATTTCCTGTTGCTTTTGACATTAACTTCTGCGAATTTTTTAATATATTATTAAATTGACGATTAAAAACTTTATCATTAACAATAAGTTCAATTGCTAATTCATTTTTATTCATTGCCATTTTTTATCACCTCCCTATGATAAGTTTTTAAACATATTTTTAAATTCTTCAATGATACTTGTATAATCCTGTGAGGTTATCTCTTTGCTTTTACGTTGCAACCATTCATTCCGTATCCTTTTTTGTTCAACAGTATAGTTTTTTATAATCTTGCGATCCGTTTCACTACGTATCTTAACAATACTCCCTAAAGGAGTTTCAGGCATAATACCACTTAAATATGAACAAAATTCATTCCACGGCATATCGTTTATTTTGCGTAAACGGATACCATATTGCGATAAAAAACTTGCTTCAATCAACGGCCAATCATCAATAATATCATAGAAGTCATTATTTGTTTGCTTGTTGTTGAAACCGACTTTCAATCACATCGATATCTTCATCATTTACACACGCAACTAAAGCATAAAAAATTGTCATATATTGACTCAAACCATATTCAGCTGCTTCAATTTCTTTTAATGCTTTTTTGCCTAGAAGAATAGAAATTACTCTGTCTACCATGTCCATCTCTGATACATTTTCTTTTTTTAATTCCTGATTCATTAATAATACATTTGATTTTTCATCATTTACTTTGTACACAACTCCATTAATTGTGATAGTGGGTCTTTCACTAGTTAATTTGTTTGATAGATCAATATGTCTTGGCATAATTTTTATTTGGTGTATGTATTTTCATACACGCTTCCTTTCTATTATTTTTTGTGAATTAAAAAGAGGGAATAAAAACCCTCTTAAGTTTTATTGTTCCGTAAAAATTGGCTTTCCATTACTCATTACATCAAATTCTAACGGTGCTACCCCTGTTGAGTCTCCTGCACCAATATTCGTTACATTAATTACAGCTTTCTCTAAAAGTACTTTAGAACCATCTGGAAATGTCCAAGCAAATGGAACTTCCACATCTCTGCCATTTTTATTGAATAATGATGCAATATAATCATTACCCGCATCACCAATACTGCGTTTTCCAGTTACTGTGATTGTTAATGCTTTTGATGTCATTAATCGTTTTGTCCATCCTTCTGATTCAAATGGGGTCCATTCTTCTACCCCATTATCAAATGCTACACTGAAAGATTCCATATCTGCAATAGGACTCATTACTGCCTCTGTTTCTGGTTCAGTAGTAGCAGATTTTGTTTGTACTTCAAATTGGTTTTCATAACATGGATATACTCCTGTTCTTTTTTCCATCTTTATTTCCTTCTTTCTATCATTTATTAAATATCTTTCACATTATTTAATTTTTCTAATTGAAGAATAGAATCTAATAACTGAATGGGGATTCCATTTTTCCATAGTTCTATAATCAATTGGTTTTTAAAGTTGAGATTTTCAATTTCTTTTTGTGACAAAGTTAGCTTGCGTTGTAATGTGTCAATTTCTTTTACGCATAGGGCTCTTTTATTATTTTTATATAAATAGTAGCGCCTGATCGTACAATTTAACGCTTCTTCTGATAGACCTTCATCTTTAAAAAACTGATAAACTATTCTTTTTGTGATACTGTTTGTCCTACTTTCTATAATTTTAGTAAGCAAAGCAAACTTGTTTTTTTCTTTTTCTATTGTTGATATAATTGGATCCATTTAATACCTCCGTCTATGGGCAGCTGTCCTACACGCACCTTTTAGAGCCATGTCGTGTTTGGGCTTTACTTAACTTATCTTTCGACACTACTATATTAACAGTTATAAAGTTGTAATGTGTTGGACAGTTTAAAAATCTAATTTCTGAATTATTTTTTTATGACATTTATGAACGTAAGATTTATCATTATAATGCATTTTGTCTGCAATCTTTTGAAACGTATAGCCATAAATATAGCGATACCGTAATATCTGCTGTTCTTGAATATCATCAAGCTGCTGAATTTTTTGTTCTACATTTTTTAATGTTTGATTGTACTCATTTAATTTTAAAGTTATTTGTTCTTGTAAAAAATCTGTTTCTGATATCAAATGATGCAGTGGTGAATGCCCAGCATTGCTGTTATTTATTGTGATATGAAGAATGCCACTATTTATTTTACTTTTTTTATATTCAATTAGTTCGAGCTGTTCTTTTAAATCTTTGCATTCTTTTTTTAAATATTGAAAAGATTTTAAATAATTGATTTTTTCATCATACGTCATATTATTCTCCTTTATTTGTTGATTTTAAGTCAACTATTGTAGCAAAAAAAATTATGTCTCTTGTTTTATCTGATAGCTTTAATATCTGCTGAATCGCATTAATTTCTATAGATTTAAATTCATTTTTATTATTTATCTTTCTACTTAAAGCAGATACCGAAATATTCAACTGATCTGCTAGCTTCTGCAATGTAAAATGTTTTTCACGCAGACATTGTTTGAGTAATTCTGTGTTTGTCATTTTTCCCTCCTTGTTGATTTATAGTTTACATTAAAATCATACACTTGTGTATCTTAATTGTCAACAGAATTTGTTTTTTTACATAATTGTTGAATATAAATCAACAAAATGGTATAATGTAAGCGATGAAAGAGGTGTCTAATATGGGTATAGGTGATAGAATACGTACAAAAAGAATAGAATTAGGATTGTCTCAAGAAGAATTAGCTAAAAAAACCGGCTATACTTCACGTGCCGCCATTAACAAAATAGAAAAGGGAGTAAATGATATTACACAATCTAAAGTGAAAGTATTTGCAGAAGCATTAAATACTACTCCCGCCTATTTGATGGATTGGCAAATTAAAGAAAGTTTATACGGCGATCATGCAGCTAACCTAGAATATTTTGCCAACGATCCTGACTTATTGGAAACATACAAGCATATCGTAGAAAACGATAATCTAAAGCTATTATTTGATTCAGCCAAAGATTTAAGTCCGGAAGATTTAGAACCGGTATTAATTTTGATTGATGGTATAAGAAAACAGAAATGCCTGAAATGAGTATTTCCCAAATTAACATTATATAATAATCCCAGAGGTTTCTATCGGGAGGTTTAATATGAACGAATTTGAGGAATTTTGCTGCAGTCATAACATTGTAATCCGTTATAATCAGCAGCTAACCAGTAAAGTACGTGGGTTTTGTTACTATGATGGATATGAGTATAACGTTTTTATCAACCAAAAGCTGGCTTTACAGCAACAAAAAAAATCGACGATTCATGAATTGATTCACATCTTTAATAATCATTTCAATTGTGATCCTAACTATTCTTCACAGTGTGAACAAGAAGTAAAACAAATTATAAAAAAAATGAATCAATTTTATGAAGTATATGAATAG